CCGGGGGTACAGCCTGGTGGAGCGGAGCAAGGACCAGCTGCGGGAGCTCAACCTGATGCGCACCTACTCGGCCCAGGGCGTGCGCCGGATGGCTCGCCAGTGGCTCGTGCGGGGCGGGTTCCTGAGCCAAGATGCGGCCGCGAAGATCTCGCAGGGCGTCGACGGCGAGATGATCGAGGTCGACATCCAGCCGGGCCTGCCCATCGAGGGCAACATCATCCCGGTGCCCCAGGCGTCGATGCCGCCCGACATCGAGGCCTACAGCCTGCAGGTCTCGGCCGACATCAAGGACGCCTCGATGCTGGCGCCGTTCACGCGGGGCGAGGCCACGGGGGCCACCGCCACGGAGAACACCCTGCTCGCGGCCTACACCTCGTCTGAGATCGGCCGCATGGCGCGGGCCCGAGACGGGGTCATCACCGGCATCGCGATGGCCTACAACGTCATGCTGAGCGTCGTTCTCGGCGAGGACGCTGAGCCGCTGGCGCTGCCCAACCCGGTGGGCCCGACCGTGCTGAGCGCGGACGACCTGACGGGCGACTTCGGCTACTGGGCCATCGACGCCGGCACCACGCCGGTGAGCGACGCCACCAAGCAGCAGTCGCTGGAGCGGCTCTCCCCGGTCCTCGTCCAGCTGGGCGCCGATCCCAAGGCCGTGCTCGAGGAGATCGTCCGGGCGTTCCAGCTCCCGCAGGACCTCGGCAAGTCTCTGCCCCCCGCGCCGCCCCCGGGCGCCCCCACCGCCGCGCCGCCCGAGGGCGCAGAGCCCCCACCTGTGGAGATGATCTGATGCCTCTCAAGTTCGGCAAGATGATGGATGTTCCTGAGGAGTTGAAGATGGAGACCGACGCCATGGACGAGTCGGTCGGCGAGGAGCTGGCGTCGATGACGCCGCCGCCCGAGCGGCCTTTCAGCCCCAAGGTGATGACCGCGCTCGCCAGCGCGATCTCCGCCGTGCTGGGCGCCATGGGCATCGAGGCGGAGGTCGAGACCTACACCGAGCCGGTGCCCCAGCTCGACCCCGACGAGGTGCGGTTCCTCGCCATGCTGACCGCCGCCGCGGCCGACTACGGCAAGCCCCTGCCGGTGACGCCCGACAAGATCCGCAGCGACAGCGACCTGACCGCCATCACCGCCGCGCTGCGGGAGCTCGCCAAGGACTCCGGCTTCGCCGACTTCCTGGGGCAGCCCGAGGGCGACGACATGGGCGAGGACGGCACCGAGGTCGAGGTCGAGGTCAAGGCCAAGCCCGCGCCTGGCGGCAAGGGCGGCAAGCCCGGCTCCGAGGACGACCTGTTCATGTCCCGCATGCGCAAGTGAGGGAGTAACCATGGCTTTCGGCTTCCAGACGTCGCTGGTCAACAAGGCCAGGCAGCTCCTCGGTGCCACCGTCGTGGCCGCCGAGGGCGCGCTCGCGAAGGTCAAGCGGATCTTCGGCCTGCCGTCTGGGGCCGTGAGCCAGGGCACCACCGTCATCGGGCGGCAGCTCACCCGGACCGGCAGCGGGCGAGGCGAGGTCAACGCCATCCTCAGCGAGGCGATCAAGAACCGCCAGCCCGTGCGCTTCGTCTACAACGACAAGTGGGTGCCCACCGACCCGGCCGACCAGCTGGGCAGCAAGGGCACCCGGGTGGGCGATCCCTGCGCGCTCTGGATCGGCTTCAACGGCCGCACCTACCTGCACCTCTACATCGACCCCGAGAGCGTCTCGCTCTCAAACACGCTGGTCCGCGCTGGCAAGCGCTCCAGCGGTGGGGAGAAGCCTGGCTGGCGCACCTTCCTCGTTGACCGGATCGGCTTCATCGAGCTGCTCTCCAACGGGGTCGACGCCCGCGGCAATCCCATCCCCTTCACCACCCCGCCCGGCTGGAACCCTCGCTGGTACTTCTCAGTCGGCTCTGCACTGCGGCTCCTCGGAGACCGCTGACCACCCCAAGGAGTCCTCGTGCTGTTGACCACCCTTGAAAGCTCGGCTTCGGCCGGAACCCTGACCGCTCAGACCTCAAGCGCCCCCGGCACCTCGCTCGCCGAGACCGTGCTGGCGCAAGCCCAGGCCGCCCAGGCCGCCCAGGCCGCCCCGCCGCCCGGGGACAAGGCGAAGGCCGCGTCCGACGCCGCCGGCAAGGCGACCGCCCAGGCGACCGCCGAGGCCCAGGCGGAGAAGCAGGGCGCCGCCGACGACGCGATGGCCGACGTGGCCTCGGGCAAGCTCAGCTGGGGCGACGCCCTCAAGCGCGTGCCGCCCGACGTCGCCAAGCTGATGCGCTCGATGCAGGCGGACTACACCCGCAAGACGCAGGAGCTGAGCGCCGCCAAGAAGGAGGCGCTCGCCGAGCGCGAGGCGCTGCTCAAGGGCGCGCGCGAGCTCAAGACCCGAGAGGTGCCTGAGTACGACCCCTTCAACGAGGAGTCGATCCAGGCCCGGATCGAGAACGAGGTCGCCAAGCGCCTGGGCGACATGCTCAAGCCCATGCAGGACGAGTACGAGATCAAGGCCGCCGAGGCCAGCTATCAGACGTTCATCACCGAGAACCCCGACCTCAAGACCGACACAGCCCTGCGGTCCGAGGTCCAGCGGCAGCTGGAGGCCAACCCCGGCCTCGACCTCGAGACGGCCTACTGGGCCGCGAAGGGCCGGGCCGCCAAGGCCGCCGCCGCGAAGGCCGCTGCGGAGTCCGCCGCCGCCGCCGAGAACGACAGCGCCAAGCGCAAGGCCAACAAGGCCGCCGCCTACAGCGCCACCCAGCCGGTCCGTCGAGGGCCTGCTGCCGACACGGCGCAGACCGGCAAGGTGGGCCGGGCCACCAGCAACGAGGCCATTCTCGCGATGGCCCGCGCCCGCCAGGGGCAGTAGACGCCCCAGGACGCCTGCGCTAAGGTGCTGATGCCTCGGCCACCCCTTCGTGGAGCCAGTGCGCAGCACCCTGTCAACCGACGCAGGGCACGCATCCGTACAACCACCAAGGAGTGACTATGCCGACCAACAGCTTGATCACGACCACCCTGCAGCTGCTGCGGGACAAGCTCATCGACAACAGCTTCATCAGCCACCCCCTGCTCCGGGCCATCGAGAGCAAGGGCCGGCTGCGGAAGGTCTCCGGCGGCCTGCGCATCGAGCAGCCGGTGATCTTCGGCGAGCACAGCTCGATCACCGAGTTCAGCAACGGCTTCGAGCCGATGAACATGGCGATCAAGGACCCGTTCTACACGGCGAAGTTCGAGTGGGCCAACTTCGCCCAGCCCATCGTCATCAACCAGATCGAGCAGCTCGCGAACCGCGGTGACCTCGCCGTCGTCAACGTGCTCGAGAGCAAGATGGCGAACGTCATGCTGGCCCTGCGCAAGCAGGTGACCCAGCAGATCATCCGCGGCGACAGCGCCAAGATCACCGGCCTGCAGACGCTCAACGGCAACGGCACCTCGCTCGTGGCGCCGAACACCACCGGCTGGCTCGAGGGCGTGGCCGGGAACGCGCAGACCAACACCGTCGGTGGCCTGAGCAAGACCACCTTCCGCGCCCTCAACTGGTTCAACCAGTTCATCGACGCGGGCGGCTCGCTGGCGATCTCGGACCTCGACCAGCTTTTCATCAACGCCGAGATCTTCAACCCGAGCGGTGGCACCCCCGACATCCTCTTGATGTCGCCCAAGTGCTACGCCGCGTTCCTCGCGCTGATGGACCAGCGGATCCAGTACATCACCGTGGCCGACCGCGACGGCCTCAACAGCAAGATGGTCGCCACCTACCGGGGCGCCCAGATCTACGTCGACCCGAACCTGGGCTTCACCGCCTCGGCGGCGTCCGGCATGGGTGCGAAGGCGGTCTCGGCCTACCTCCTGGCCAGCGACCAGTTCGAGCTCTACGCCGACACCGACGGCTGGTTCGACATCGGTGAGATGATGCCCGTCCCCGGCACGATCACCTCCGCTGCGACCGTGCTCTGCCGGATGCAGCTGGTGACCGGCCACCTCGCCAGCCACTCTGTCCTCATCGACGCGGAGGCCTGATCCACATGGCTACCTCGACCCTCGTGCAGTTCCTCTCCCCTGGCGAGAAGGCCCCCGGCGGCCCCAACCGCAGCCAGGTTGAGACCTTCCTCGCGGGCGGCACCATCGCCGCTGGCGACTTCGTCTCGCTCGACACCTCGAAGACCGGCGCCGACAAGGTGCTCTACGTCGTCGTCGTCGACACCTCGGGCGGCGCCGTCGCCCTGGGCGTGCCCA